CTTCAAAAAGAGCCGCACCACCCGCACCACCAGCACCACCCTTACCTTTGACGGAGCCGTTATTAATAATATTTAACGTAGCGTTTGAGGTAATTGCACCAGTAGTAAGCGCAGGTGTGCCGGTTGAAGAAGCAGTAACTTGAACTGCGGAATTAATAGTAAGGTTGATTGTTGCTTTATCTGTATTATTATAATTATAAGGAGAAGCTGTTAAAACAGTTAATAAATTATAATTTGTTTGGTTAGTTGTAATTGTGACATTAAAAACTTTTTCTCCGCCACTAGACAACAACAACTGCTGGATGGTCATTAGGAAATTCCTGAACCTGCAATAACGAAAATATTAGTACCTACACACAAAACTGTAGCAATTCCTCGTTGATCTAATGTTCTATTTCCAGTTGTTGAAGTACCTGCCAAGTACATTGTAACAGACGTACCTTGTGTGATTGTTTGGGAAATAGCAGAATTATTGTAAATGGAAATAGCCTCACCATTACTAAACTTATCTTGAGGAACAGTAATACCACCCGATGTAATAGCTACATATTTACCAACGTCAGTTGTGGAAAGAGAGTAAGCGGATACCTGAGCATTAACTGGAATTAATCGTAGATTACCAATAGCATCGCTTACAGAGACTGCACTTACAGCAGTTGCAGAAACTTTGGTGCTAAAAGAACCTGTAGGCGCATCAATTTCATTAGCAGAAACTACACCAGAAAATACTGCATCTGTGCCTGAGATTTTAGAAGCAAAGGTAGCCCCATTAACAAAGTTAGCAGCACTTACAACACTCAGATTATTTACTGTTAGGGAAGTAATTGAAGTAATCGCCCCACCAGTAAAATAGATATTTGTACCATCACAAGCAGCTAGAATATTCTGGTTAGGTTCTAGAGTTAGTGCAGTACCACCTGCTGTTTTGACAATAACCGAGAAAGCCCCTGTAGCAATATTACGAATAAAGTATTGCTTTTCTTCAGCAGGAATGGTAATTGTCACGTTCGCAGTTAATGTACCCGCAACCTCAAGAGAGGCATTACGAGACTGGTCAGGGGCACCATTTGTCTCAGAAAGGGTTAGTGGAACCCCACTTACAGACACAATGGCATAGCCAGCAATAGCATCGTCTAGAAGATCGATGACATTCTGATTGAGAATTGTACCCCATGAGTTGGGGTTTTCTCCGTTTCCCTGCTTCTCTAGTCGTAATCTGTCTGTATACGTGCTAGCCATCTTAGTTATACCTCTTGTTTTTTAATGCAGTATGATTCTAGTATTTGAATATTTGGTGATATTTTTGGTAAAGAATTTAATTTCTCACTATATTGTACACAACTTTCTAAGGATAGGAAAGGACCTGTTATGGCTTTTTCAGTAATGCTAATATTGAGAAATACAATTACAGATAAAAAATAATACATGTTTTTATTTTCATATACCACCATATTGTATTTTAAAAATTTATACTTTTTGTTAGTTTACTGTGCAAGCCAAGGAGGCGGGAGTACTACAACAGGCGGGTTTTTTTCATTGTTAATTTGAGTTGCGAGCGCAGCTTCCATTTGAGGAATATCGAGCCGATTGCTGCAAACATCAATGGCCCACTGCTCCGTCAAATCTGCATACGGAATAAAGTCATCAGGATTAGGTGGCCCCAAAGAAACAGTACCGTAAGCGTTAGCGGTATATTCACCATCTCTTCCAAGGTACGTCCAATGAATTACCTTAACCACATCAGTCAGACCATCCTCTGATTTGGCGACATCGAATTGGGGAAACGCCCACGTATATGTAATAGACATTATTTGCCCTCCAGTATGGCTATGCGGTCTTTCAGAGATTCAATAATTTCTTGCTGTTCTTGAATAGCGGCTGTCAGGGTTGCAACTAAAAAGCTAGTATCTACTCCTTGATAAAGCGGATTTTTATTAGCATCCACAGCGTCCTTTTCACCAGTTACAGCTTGTGGTACTATATCTGCTAATTCATGAGCAATAAATCCTTGACCATCAGAACCGTCAGATTTCCATTTGTAAGTTACAGGCTTGAGCGCAGCGACTTTAGCCAAGGCACCAATCATCGGTGCGATGTTCTCTTTTAGGCGATAGTCTGACGAAGTATTGTATGCGGTGGCTGTTCCGTTGGTCGTAATTGTTCCGATCTTTCCGTTATCATTTCTAAAATTAACGTGGTCGGTTGCGCCCGTTCCAGTAGTCTCTGTCGTAATTGAAGCACCTGCACCGGCACTTATCTGTATTTTCGCAACATTAGCTAATGCACTTGCAGTCCCCACCAGCAAGTTGCCGCTGGAATCGATACGCATCCTTTCAACGCCACTTGCATAAAAAGCGGGTGTACCAAAACCACCAGTGTCATAAATACCCATTCCGTTTGAGCCATCAGAACGAACTTTACGAAACGCCCAAGCACCAGCAGTATTGTTTATTACCGCAACAACTCCTGCATTTCCTTGAGCAACCTCTAAAGTTCCGTATGAACCCGGATTCGACGTCCCAATGCCGACGTTGCCGCTGGAGTCGATACGCATACGCTCAGTATTGTTAGTTCCTAGTGTTAAGGGAATTGATGTAACAGCGTTTAAACGGATTTCGTCAGATGCTACGCGGAAGACAGCATACTGAGTAACTCCGTCATTTGAATAACCACGAATTGAACTTATATTATCTGAGCTTCTGCCTCGAAATTTTATAGTATTTGCTGAGGAATTTGAAAGGATATCTAATGGTGCTGCGGGAGACGTTACACCAATACCAACATTGCCGCTGGAATCAATACGCATACGCTCTAGCGAGTCTGTTCCAAACTGCATCTGTTGAGCGCCAGTTGTATATAGAAACATACCTCCCGCGCCAGAGGAATAAAGAGAAGTTGTGCCGCCTGCTGCCGAAGTATTTATTAGAGAATTAAAACTACCGGCATCAGTTTGAAGATAAAACTGGGAATATGATCCCGCACCAGTGTTCGAATTATAGACACTAAATAATCTACCCCCAGAAACAGGGGAAGCTATAGCAACATCACCTGCTGAAGTAATAGTCATTCTATCAACACCGCTGGTGGCGAAAGTAAGTATTGCTGAGGCACCTGTAGCAGAAACTCTAGGAGTTGCTATATTAGTACTGAATGATCCTGTGGGAGCAGTAAACTGGTTAGCTGAAACTGTTCCAGTAAAGACACCGGAGGTGCCACTTACAGCACCAGTAACATTGAGATTAGCGCCAATTGAAACTGAGGTACTAAATGATCCAATTAAAGCATCAAATTCATTGGCTGAAACGATACCTGTAAATATAGCTGATGTACCGCTGACTGCACCAGTAAATACAGCAGAACTTACTACAGTTAATTGGTTTACAGTAAAGGTTACAACAGATGTAGCAGGAGTAACTGAAATACCTGTTAAATTTGCACCACTGCCAGAGAAAGAAGTAGCACTTACTATGCCGCTAAATGTGCCACTAGTAGCACTAACAATACCACCAATTACATTGACTGCATTTGTAGCATTAGTTGCACTGATGGCAAAGGATGCATTGGTAGCAGATGCTGCAAAAGTTGCTGATACAGCATTAGTAGCATTGGTAGCACTAATAGCAAAAGATGCATTGGTAGCACTAATGGCAAAGGATGCATTAGTAGCACTAATAGCAAAGGATGCGTTAGTTGCAGATGCTGCAAAGGTTGCTGACACAGCATTGGTTGCATTGGTAGCACTAATTGCAAAAGACGCATTAGTTGCACTAGCAGCAAAGGTTGCAGATACAGCGTTAGTAGCATTAGTTGCGCTAATAGCAAAAGATGCATTAGTAGCACTAATAGCAAATGATGCATTAGTAGCTGATGCAGCAAAGGTTGCTGATACAGCGTTAGTGGCGTTAGTAGCATTAGTAGCACTGATGGCAAATGATGCGTTAGTTGCAGATGCAGCAAAGGTCGCAGATACAGCATTAGTAGCATTGGTCGCACTAAGGGCAAAGGACGCATTTGTTGCAGATGCAGCAAAGGTTGCTGACACAGCATTGGTTGCATTGGTAGCACTAATAGCAAAAGATGCATTGGTAGCAGATGCAGCAAAGGTTGCTGATACAGCATTAGTAGCGTTAGTAGCATTTGTTGCGTTAGTTGCTGATGTAGCAAAGACAGCACTTACATTAGTAAGGTTTGCACCATTACCAAAATAATTACCAGCAGAAACTCTATCTGTAAATGTACCAGATACAGCAGTAAGACCTCCTACATTAAATGCAGACACACTTACAGTAAAGAAGTTAAGATTATTAGCAGTTAAGTTTGTAGTACTAATTGTAGGAGCAGTAATAAAGCTACCAGTAATATTATTAGCTGTGATGTCTCCACTTACTAGAACATTACCACCTACGCTTACAGTACCGTCAAAAGTTATTTCACTAACAACATGAAGAGCGCCAGTTATACTAGCATCAGAATCAAGAGCGAGCAGGCCACCAATAAAATCAGCAGAGCGAATAGTAGCAATAGATACACTAGTGAGGGTTGATGCACTGACTACCTGCCCATAAGTGTTAACTTGGAATTTAGAAACAGGACCATAACTACCAGCAGAAACACCAGATGGATTTAGTGCAATAGTAGGATTACCTTCTAATCCATTACCATTAGTAATTGATACGCCAGTACCTGCTGTAATAGTTCTGCTATACACTTGACCAGAACTTACAGCAATCATACCGCTAGCGCCAGTTAAGTCTGCTACTGCATTAAGAACTGAGGCGGTTGCTGTAAGTGTAACACCATTTAGCTGTAGTGCGCTTGGGCCATTGATATTGACGGCAGAATTGCTGAGTTGAAGAGGAGTATTAGTACCTTCTCCATCCTCTACAGTGCGTAAAGTACCATCTACGCCAGCATTACTATTGCTGATCTGTAGAAGGTCTTTATAAGTATTTGCAATCTTTTTACCAGTTAATGTAGCCATTTACACCGTATTCCAATAGTTGAGTTCATCTTCCCAGTTCTTTTGGTCAGCTTCCCAATTAATGTTGCGCCCTAAAGATTGAGGAGGTCGGGGGTCTTTAATAAATTCACTGTCTTTGACATTGGGTGGTTTATTCTGCCAATGGTTTTTACTGTCATAAGAACCTTCCCAATCATCTGTGCAAACAAGCATACCGTAGCTATTTTTTCTTAACTGATTATGCTTAAACCTGAATCCGCAAACATCACAGATTGCATATGGATTTTTACTTGTTGCCATTTTAATTTATTATGGATAAACTGGCGGAAGCCAGTCTGTTGTAGTTACAGGAACGTAGGTATCCCCTAAATCAGGGCGAGGATCGCGGATTGTTTCGTCGTCTTTTACATCAGATATCTTGTTCTGTGGATGGTTTTTAAGATCATACTTACCTTCCCAATCCGAAGGACATACACGCAGACCATAGCTATTCTTCTTTAGTTCTCGGAGAGGATATTCAAATCCACAAACATCGCATTCTCCGATTGCTCTTTTATCGCTAGCCATTCTAGACTCTGTTTAAACGAGGTACGATCCTGATACTTGAACGCTCTCTATCCTCATCCATTGCACGGGCTAGACGCTCTTCATATTCACCCTTAAGAAAAGCAACTCTATTTTCGGTAATGCCGGGTCTCTTAAGGGACATGAAATAAGCTAGACCTGCCGAGAGACAGGGAAGAAACCTACGAGAAATATCGGCAATCTGTACTGCTGATTTATTAACATCCTGAAGATAGCGAACCTTTTCCAGCTTTAGAGAGTAAGCTGTTTGATCAGGGATAGGCCAAATGTAAACTGTAGGGTTGGTTCTGCCGCGACGAACAGCGTACTGAGTGGGGCGGCCTGTTTGACTCTTACGAGGAATCTTCAGGTACTCTTCCATTGTAATACGATCAAGCTGAATATCCGTATCGCTGACGTTAACAACAGCTTCTAGAACGTCAATAGTGGCAGAGGTTAGTTCATAAGAACTCACGCTGGCAGCTAGAGTAACAACTGTAGTATCGGCAGACCAAAGAAGAACACCCCTATTTTGCCAATCTTGTAGCAACAGGTTAATAGAACGACGAGAAGACTTAGGATCATGTCCTAAAGTCTGCTCTCCACCGATCATTTCTAGAGCTTCTTGAATAACTTCGTCGATTTCCATCGAGAAATTATAGGTGCCACTTGTGGACATTATTTACCTTTCTTACGGCCAGCAGCAGACAGGGCAGCCATCTTCTTTGTCACGCCCTTCTTACGGCCAAAAGCCTCTTTCTTTTTCATAGGAGGTTTCATGATTTGCTGTGGAATGCTTGCTCTACTAATGGTCATATTATTTTTTACCTAACTTTAAAGACATTTCTTGTCCAGCTTTATTCTTAGACTGAAGGGGTAAATCTTTAAAATGGTAAACTTTCTTAGAAGATTTAGTATGATTTTTACCTGAATGGATTGAGCCATCAGGCATTTTATGAACATCCCCTTTGTAAGTAGAGCCAGCTTTAGTAAAATGTAACATTCCTTTAGCCATTATCCTTGCCTCTTAATTCCACGTACATATTTCTGTGATTTAGGAGGCATCTTTTTAGAACCTGTAGGGCCTGCCCAGAACATCTTATCCGCCCAGTAAGCTGCGCTTTCGGGACCACGAGCAATGTTCTTTGCATGACGATCCTTAAATGCTTTTCGTGCTTCTGGAGAATAATTGTGCCCCATTTTCTGATCACCGAAGCGAATAACTTTAACTCCGCCTGATGGGGCTTTTACGGCTACGACGCCCTTCTTTGTAGGATGAGAAGGTGTGCGCTTTGGCTTATTTAAACCGGATAGACCTAGTTTCTGTAATTTGTTCTTTTCTGCGTCTGTAAGAGCCATTACTTTATCTTTCTAAATCTTTTA